AAGTAAGGAACTGAATTTGTTGCGGCTGGTAAGTATTGACTTTCGTCAACTACACTTACTTCTACGCCTGGGGATACTAATGCCATAATATTTTCCTCGTTTATAATTCAGTATATAACTGTTACGAATATTTATACGATTAGACCTAAATCACCCTGTTATGTGAGCCTTTGCAAAGGTTTTCTACTAAATACTGCTATGAAACGCCCTATATGCAAGGCCTGTAATCAATTTCCGGCCGCTATCAACTATAAAAAAGACGGCAAAACACATTACCGTAGTCGGTGTGCGGTTTGTATTAATAAGAACCGTAAAGTAAAACCACCTACACCAAGATGGCGTTTAAAAGGATATGTTAAAAAGTCTACGTGTGACATTTGTAAATTTAGAGCAAAGCATGGTAGTCAAATACAGGTATATCATATAGATGGAAATTTAAATAACACAGAATTAATTAATTTAAGATCAGTTTGTTTGAATTGCAGTGCTATTCTTCAGAAGCAGGATTCTTCTTGGAAGCCGGGTGATATCAGTCCTGATGTATAATATAGTTAGATAGTAAAGATTCTATTTGTTCATACAACTGATCCATAGAACCATTATTATCTAATTTATGATCAAACTTAGTACCAATCCAATCATACTCACTTCGATGTATACCTGAGTCTTCTAAACTACCGCCGGCCATAGCAATTTGATACCAGTCAGGTTTTTCAAATCTAGTAACTTCTACACAGACTGCACCTAAGTTTCTTAACATAGCTACTTCATTTTTAAATCTAACATCTGAAATAACAATGTTATCATCTGTTTTTCTAAGTTTATTTTCTAAGCTGGCTATCCACATATCATCGTGAAAATTACTTCTGATAACATCAGTGCCAACATACTGTAGTATCCAACGAGGAGTAAGCTCAGGCATATCTAAACGTTTTGCCCACCATGGGTCTACTCGTTCTCTCCACTCTCTGCTTGACTTTGAACGTCCTTCTAGCATTTCTCTATCCCAACCAAACACAGCACTTATGCCATCTTTAAGATTACCAGCAAAACTTTCTCTTCTAAACCCATAGTTGTTTACAAGATAATCTGCTACAGTATCTTTGCCGTTTCCTGCTACTCCGCTGAGTGCTATAATCATTTTAGTTTGTTTATCCCTAGGTGTTTAATACAGTCTTGTAACATTTTAATTTGTCGTTTACAATCATCTAGTGCATGATGACTAGCTGATTTAGGTTGAAGTAAATCTGGCCAAAGAGCATAAACAGTTCTAGCATCACGTACACTCCAAAACTTCCAGGGTAAAGGGATACCATGTTCTTTGAAAGCATGTTCTAATATGTTCATATCAAAACAAATGCCATTTGCCCATATACGATCACTTTGCCATATCAGTTTACCAAGTTCTTCTAAACAGTCATGTAAGTCTCTTCTCCCTACTTCTTCAAACACTTCTCGTTGTGCTTCAGGTCCTTGTTGGGCCCACCATTCAATAGTAGTATCATCTGTTTTACGATTAGGTTGACTTTCAGGCGTAACCCTAGCATAGAAGTGGCGATCAGGCCATCCTGTGGATAAAGGGTCAAATACCTGTGCCGCTATTGTCATAATCATAGCGTCAGGTCCAGTGGCGAGTGTTTCTATGTCAATCATTAAGTCCATAATACGTATTATAGCATTATTAAATTAAATGGTCAACCTATTTGAATTTTTTTGATTTACGTTTCTTTGCTTGTGGTCGTGTTGGTCTAGTTGGACGTGAGGCACGCTTTTTGATTTTTTCTGTTGGTCTACGTCTTTTTTGTGAGGCACGCTTTTGCAAGTCTCTACGATGAAACTTGTTTAACGCTTGCATGATCTTACTTGCTACATTTAATTTTTTTGTCTTCTTAGCTCTACGTGCCGCTCTTACTTTAGTTCTAGCACGAGTCTTTTTCATTTTTGCACGTTTAGCAACGTCAATAGCACCACCGCAGTCTGCAGGTTTCCCTACAATACGACCTGCTCTTGGTCCTGAGTCGCAACGCCATTTCATTTTAACTTTGGCCGCACCTCCAGCACCGCCTTTGCCTGTTGCTCTGGCAAATACCGCGCCTTCTTTTATGATTTCATTTATTTTCATTAACCAATTATCCAGGTAAGTGGTTGACTATGATCAGTGTACGTTGCTAATTCGTCAATCAATCTATCCATTTCAGCATTTGCTTCAGCTTTAAGTGATGCACCATTAAGTGCTGTACCACCTTGTGGACCTGCGATAGAGGCAAACTTCTCTCTTGCTTCACCAATAATCATTTTACTTGCCGCATATGTATAATCTCTTAGCCATTGCTTCATTGCATTATCTTGTAATAATACTATCTCAGGTTTCTGATTGTATGTCCATAACAGTATTTGTTCGCCCGATGATTTAGGATCACGGACTAAACTTAATACTTTAGTCACAGGGTTGAACGTATAATTCATGTAACCACCAAACATTCTTGCCGCCATTTCTACATACTGAGTGTACATATCATATGTTGCTAGGCCGCCTGCTTGTGAATAGTTTAATAGATAAACGTTTAAAGTTGCTGATGAAAAAGGATCAAAACTTGAACTATATGGGCCAGTACTGTCACCCATTGTGCGTCTAAATACTTGTCTAACAGAACTAACTTCTGTTGGAAGTGTGTAAGTATTTTGATTTTCTTGTAGTTCAACTACATTATAACTTTCTTCGTAAGCATTCTGTGCTCTTTGTCTATAAGTTGATAATGCTTTGTCGTACGCTACTTCATAATGATCTGGATCTAGTTCAACGTCAACAATTCCGCCACCTAGGCGTTTCTCAACATAGTTGAATAGTTCATCTTTTAGTGTTGTTAAATCTGCCATTTAAGTTTCTCCGTTAATAGTATTTATCAACTCGGCAGAGTATTGATTAAGTTGCTTTAATGATAATTAAGTTTTCGTTGAATCGCCCATTAACTGCTGTAGCTGTTGTTTTTAATTTGTCAAACAGTTTACGGCTATCTGGCTTACCTGACATCCTAAGTTCTTTAAGAACTTCTTGTGGCTTACGCAGTGTCTTTTGTGCTGACTTGTTAGTATCGTATCCTAAAATACTTGTACCTTTAACTGTAAAAGTTTTAGCATATTCGTCAGCTACGTAGTATTGTAGTTTACGATTTTTAGTATTGTAAACCCACATTTCACTTGACTTAAGAATTTTAGTAGGCTCCACAGTTTCTAATTTGAACTCTTCAAACTTTCTTAGCAGTTTTAATTTCCTTACCTGCTTCTCTGGTGGTACTGGTTTTTTCTTTCTAATACCTACCTTGGCCTTCTTGCTTTGATGATATGCGTCTAATTCTGCTATAATCGCCGCACAGTACTTGATCATGTTCTTTTGCTGGGTCTTGGTATAACAACTATATCCTTCGCTTAAATCCTTGTCTACGTCAGCGACAGAGTCCTCAAGTTCTCTTTTTTGTTTTGCCCATTCATCTTTAATAATATTAACATGCTGAGCAAGTATGTTTCTTTCAGCTAAAAACTGTTGTATCATTGGCTTTTCATTTGATTTAATATCACCCGATACGTATTCGTCCCATAGTCCATCAATGTCACCTGCGGCTAAATGTGCTCGCTCTATCATAATTTCTTGTATGTTAGGTTTATTTGCTTTAGGTTTTAGTTCTTGTTCAGCATCGTCTTTAGCTAAACTCTTTGCATTATTATGTATAGCTTCGTTTGCTTTTACGCTGATGTATTCTATTTCTTCAGCAGTTAGCTCTAAGCCTGTTTGTTGCATTCTAATTAACCAACCTATAGTTGTTGGTGTCCAACTGTCTTTAATAGCATTAAACTTTTTACTTTGTTCTTTATCATTTTTCGCAAGCCATTCTACTATCCATTTTTTAGCTTGTTTTTTATCGCAGACATATCCATACCAGTTGTATGCCCACATCATTTTTAATCGACGTTCTTCAGGCTTTGGCTGAGTAGTAAATTTTGGTTCATCGCCTTTAGCTTTACGATCTTCAATTCCTACTTTAAGTTCTTTAAATTTCAAAGTAATGCTCCCATGGTTATCATCTTGTTTATATCTGCTATCATTGAATTTGTTTCTTCTAGTTTCTCTAAAAATTTTCTTGTAGGCTTATGCAGTCTACGACATTCAACTTCTTGTATACTTAATTCATTTACTAATATATCTGTATTTTTAAACATTATATATAAGTCTTTTTGAATTTTATAGTCTAAATGGCTGATTTTTTGCTCTAAATGGTTTCTTAGTGCTTGCCAATCAACTGATGAATGTATTTTATCCATTTGCTAACTATATAGAAAATTTTATAAAAGTAAAGCTATTATATATTCTTTTGGATATATTGTCAAGGCAGACAAAGACGATAAATAATACAAAATAGGAAATAGAAATGCCAAGACTAAGTTTATACAGACCAAATAAAACAAACGATTACAAGTTCTTAGATAACACTATCCGAGAAATGTATACTGTTGGTGGTATGGATATGTACGTTCATAAATATCTAGGACCAAAAACAGTAGGTGACTCTGCAGACAGAGATACTGGTGATGCAACGAGACCTGTCTATGATGAATCAAATCCCTTGTTCATTGAAGATGTTTTATTCTTAGAAAATAGAGATCGTGAATATGATGATAGCATATACATCATGCGTGGTGTTTACAATGCACAAGATATTGACTTTGATCTAACACAGTTTGGTTTATTCTTAAACGGCGACACAGTATTTGTAACATTCCATTACAATGATATGATCGATACACTAGGTCGTAAACTTATGGCTGGTGATGTTATTGAGTTTCCTAATTTAAAAGATTATCATCCACTTGATACTAGTGGACCTAAAGCACTACCAAGATATTATGTAGTGCAAGATGCAAGTTTTGCGTCTGAAGGTTTCTCACAAACATGGTTACCACACTTATGGCGTGTTAAACTAACACCACTTACAGCAAGTCAAGAATACAATGATATACTTAATAAGCCAATGGATGAAGATAATCCAGGTGCAGGTACCATTGAAGACTTTGTAAGTCAGAAGAAAAAGAATTTAGAAATTAACGATACTATATTACAACAAGCAGAAGTTGAGGTTCCTTCAAGTGGTTACGATAATACTGGCTTTTATGTTGTTCCTACTAAGAACGATGAACCTATTAATCATGAAGACGTAGTCGATGGTGACAGTACAGAAACCCCAGGTGTTTCATCACAAGCAGATGGTTACCTAGTAGGTTACTTAACAGGCAATAATATACCGCCAAACGGTAAACCTGTGACTAGCGGAGTTGCTTTTCCAGGCAGTCCAGCAGAAGGTGATTATGCACTAAGATTAGATTACTTTCCAAATAGATTATTCCGTTATGACGGAGCTCGTTGGGTTAAAGTAGAAGATGGCGTGAGAACAGATCTTACTCCAGGAAGTGATAATAAAACACAACGCAGTGGATTTGTTAATAATTCTGAAACAATTACAACAACAGACAGAGGCAATATTTCAAGTCGTCAATCACTTAGTGACTTGCTCAAGCCTACAAAGGATAACTAATGGCTTTACAAAGTTTCTTTTATGATGAACAAATAAGACGCTTCTTATTACAGTTCACAAGAATTTTTTCAAACTTTCAAGTTGAGTATGGCAGAAATGATAGCGGTCAGCCAACATATACTAGAGTGCCTATTCGTTACGGCGATAGTTCAAAACAGGCTTCAGTTATTATGGCAGATAATTCAGCTAACAAAATACCTAACTCACCATTGATGACATTTCATATCACTAGTTTAGACTATGCTAGAGATAGAATGCAAGAACCTAACTTTGTAGATAAAAAAGTATTTAGGCAACGTACTTGGGACGATGAAACACAGACATACGAACAAACACAAGGCAATGCGTTTACAGTAGAAAGACTGATGCCAGTACCATATAACTTAACTATTGCGTTAGATATATGGACTACAAACACTACAATGAAATTACAGATATTAGAACAAGTATTGACTTTGTTTAATCCAAGTTTAGAAATACAATCAACTGATAACTATGTTGACTGGACTTCGTTGAGTGTTGTAGAATTAAGCAATACTACCTGGTCATCAAGAGGAATTCCAATGGGTCAAGACACAAGTATTGACATCAGTACATTAACGTTTAGCTTACCTATATGGATTAGTCCTCCAGCAAGAGTTACTAAAATGGGTGCTGTGCATAAGATTATTGCATCAGTATTTGATGCTAACGGTGATGCTAAAGAAGCATTGGTCAATGATGACTTACTGTTAGGTACAAGACAAAAGATTACACCGTTTGGATATCAAGCTGTACTAATAGGTAATCAACTACAATTATTAGAACATAATCAAGTTGAATCAAACGAAGGAACACTGGATCCTGCACAGGGTCAACCAAGTAGTATTTTTTGGAAAAGTCTAGTAGATGTGTACGGAGAATTGCGTGCAGGTATTACTCAAATTAGATTAACTATTCCAGGAACGACATCAGAAGTTGTTGGTACTGTAGCATATCATCCAAGTGATGATCATTACTTGTTATTTACAGTTGACGAAGATACTGTTCCTACAAATACCTTAACAGCAGTAACCGCAGTTATTGATCCATCAACTAGTGGTCCAGGAGATGGCTTAGCGGCCGCAACAAGTGGCCAACGATATCTATTACTAAATGCAATAGGTGATGCAGACAACACAGACGCCTCAGATGCTTGGGGTAGCGTAGTTGCTTCAAAAAATGATATCATTGAATATGATGGTACTAACTGGGCTGTATCAACTGATGCTAGTGCAACTTCTACTACGCAGTATGTAACCAATCTAACAACAAGTGTTCAGTTTAAATGGGACGGAACTACTTGGACTAAAAGTTATCAAGGTTTATACGAAGGTGGCGAATGGAGTCTAGTCCTATAAATGCTGTTGGTGTTTGGTTACATAGCCAAGCAACTAACAGATATCTTTATCTTTTAAGAAATGATCCAAAGCATCCAGGAAGTTGGGGGTTACCAGGTGGCAAGGTTGAACTTGGAGAAACTTTACTAGATGCTATACAACGTGAGTGCGAAGAAGAATTAGGTAGTTACCCTGACGTTATTAAACTTATTCCTATAGAACATTTCACATCAGCAGATAATAAGTTTGTTTATCATACATTCTTTGGAGTACTTTCTGAAGAATTTGTACCAACACTGAATCATGAACATTTAGGATATGCTTGGGTAAACTCGGGTGAAATACCAAAGCCATTACATCCTGGATTTTTTGCTACAATTAATGTTGATGAAATTAAAGAAAAAATTAAAACAATAGAACTAACTATTTAATTACTGAACATCACAGTAGCTTACCCACTCTCGATAAGTCATTGTGTTAAAGTTTGGACGCTCTCTCCAAGTGTCAGGAACTGGCATATCATTACTAACGTGGTAAAAGTCAACACCCGGGTAAGCTGTCATTAGCTTGTGCATTTGTTGTCTCATCTTATGATCTTCTATAGTACGGTGTTTATCTGGATCATCTTGAGGAACATAAACATTATTATTATAATTTGTGCTCATCTGATTATCAAATCCTAATAAAAATATTTCTTTATGTCCGTCAAAACATGCTAGCCAAGATGCTACTAATGCAGTTCTACCACGCATTGATTGTGGCATTAAAAAGAATTCACCTGGATATTTTATGCAGTTTTTTGCTGATGTGTATACTGTACAACGCTGTGTGTATCCGCTGTCAATACACTCTTGTAACTTTGTGTCATCAAAAGTAATAAAGAAGTCTAACTGCATTTCTTTATGCAGTTGGCCTGTGCCGTATGTTTGAAGTTTTTGACGACCAAGCAGTCCGCCTCTGTGCTTTTCTAATCTTGTAACATCATATGCTAATCGACTTTCACCACTAGCTATAATAGCGGCCCTACCTGATATGTGTTGATTTGCAATTGGATTATCAATCCACTCTTTTTCAGTTTGGCGTTTGCCGTCTTTGATAATGGTATTAAGAACAACATATTCACCATCGTAGTCTTTGCGATAAATCTCTTCCACTTTACAGTCTACCCACTACAACTTCTATTGTTTGAACAGAATCGTCCTCGATTGTTTCAAGTGCTTTGCCTATTACTTGTCCTGGCATATACAAGTTATCGTCTAGTCGTTGAGCAGTTCCAGGAATATTGCTGGTTACTACAAGCTCACCTTGTTTGATTGGTCCTATCACTTTACAAGGAACTCGTCCTTGCAATGCTACCGGCTGTCCTTTAGCTGTTGAATTCATTAAATGTGCTGGCTGAGTTGATATAACTCCAGCTACTTTACGATCATGTGAGATAGTACTTTGAGTAATTTCTTCTGCTCCACCAAATACTACAACGGTGCTTGGGGCACATTCAACATCTATTTTATAAATCTCTGCCAAGTCAGCGTATTGTGCTGAAGTTGCTTTAGCATGTACTGTGTTAAATCCTACACTACTACTACCAATATTTCCAACACCGTCGCTTTGACCATTTAATATGTCTCCGGATATTGTTAATGCATCTGTAGTTTTATTATATACTAGTCCAGCATCGCCACCATATGCGCCGCCATCATTGAACTGTACGTGTGTGTCACTACCGCCTGGTGGTCCATAGATTACCTCTGTGTGCTGTTCAAATGTTAATGCTGTTGTACCAATTGTTATTGCACCGTCGGTGGTTAGTTTCCAAAGTGTGTCAGCATATGTTGACCCTTCTGTAATCATACAGGTCATACCAGCTACAATGGTTCCTTGATGACTACCATCACGGCTACGTACCCAAGTTCCATTCGAACCAGAGCCTGCAACTGTACATCTGTACAATCCGTTTTCTGAAGCTGTTGTTTGACCTGTGACTAATATACGATCGTCGATAGTAAGACTAACTCCATCAACGGTAGCTGGAGTGCCACCGCTGAGAGTTACGTTTGAATTACTGAGTACCCGAACTGCTGATTTAGCACTTACTCCGGATAACTGATGGGCTCTTGGCCTAGTTAATGCCATGTTATACCCTTTTTAATTAAGCTACATCTCCAAAGGATGCCGCTGTTCTTTCTGTAAATCTAAAGCTACTACCTGCTAAAGGAGTAACTGTTCCTGAAGATACACTTAGGTTAATATCTAATCTACCGCCTGTTTGTGCTCTACATGATCCAAAATATGTAGCAACATAATCTTGTGCTGTATTTAAACTTGCTGAAGTTAAAGTGTCACCAGCGTTATTAAAGACTTTAGTATCTGTACCGACTGCACCACCTGCACTACCAGTTGTGAGTTGACAATTAAATTCGTGTATATCACCTGAGGCATCAGTAAATCCAAATACTGGATTACCAGTTGAACTGTTAGTAAATCTTAATTGTATAAAGAATTCGTAAAACTTACCAGCATCTAAGTTTGGTGATTTACCAAATGCGTCTGTTGGTGTTGCTGATATAGCACTACCATCTGAAGTAAGATATTCATACATTTCATATGTAGCTCTTTCTTGAATACCTGTTGATCCAAATGCTACTGCTGTCGTATTAACATTACCACTGCCTACATTACCTGTTACATCCAATGATGTTAATGTGCCAACTGATGTAACATTTGTTTGTGCCGCAGTTGATAATGTTCCTGCTAGAGTTGCACCAGTAACTGTACCACTTGCTGTAATATTAGTAGCACCTGTAACTGCACCACTTGTTAATGTTGCTGTTCCGTCTGTTAGTGATCCACCTGTAACTGCACCACTTGCTGTGAGTGTTGTGGCTCCTGCTAATGCTCCACTTGATAAAGTAGCTGTTCCATCAGTTAGCGAGCCACCTGTAACTGCACCACTTGCTGTAAGTGCTACTACACCTGTAACTGTTCCTGAATCTGATATTAGTGCACCGTCTGTAATTTTACCAGCAGTAACAATATTGCCGCCTGTTACGTTGCCAGTTGCTACAACTGCCGGAGTTGTAATGTTATTTGTTGTTGCTTCAATAACTGTTTTTGGTGTACCTGTAGCATAAGTGCCAGCAAAGAACTCTATCTTGCCATCTTGTGTTAAAGCAACAACTGTATTACCGTTATTTAATACAGAGCCCGATGTTGTTGAATTACCTGATAAAATAGCGTTTGTTGAATCGTCTGTACGGAAAATTTCTAATTGTGTGTCTACTTCACGTAGTATTAAGCTACCAACGTGTAATACGTTACCGTGAATCTCATCATAGGCTTCGGTATCGCTACCAATATTATACGTAACATTAGCTGTTGGTTTAATGTCACCTGTAATTGTTGCTGATGAATTTAATGTTACAACACCATTTGCATCCATTGGTCCATTGATTAAAACTTTACCAGTACCTGCTGGATTTAAGTCAATGTTACCGTTAGTATTTGTTGATGCAATAGTATTACTTGATACTGTTATGTTTGTACCAACTGGTCCTGCCGCATATACTTCATCAAAGTTATCATTTAACTTATCAAAGGCCGTGCGTAACGGATCGCCGGTATTATCGTTGGCTGATACGCCAATGTTAACTGTTTGTTTTGCCATGATTTAAAAGTCCTCTTTATTTGTATATTATTTATCATTATTGAAAAGTTATTAGATTTTAAGGTCAAGAAAAAGCCCTGTTGCCAGGGCTTAGTCTATATTTCTTTGGTTTGTGAGCTAGTTGTTATTTAACTACTACTTCAATAACACCTTCTCCACCTTCCCAATTTTCAAGTGCTTTACCAATTACTGCACCGTATGTTGGGTTAGCTTCTGCTCTAGCCATACCATTACCTGCT